GAGAAGAAATTCTGAGCCCGGAAGTTAAGGAACTAGTAGATAATGCTGTAGAAATTGAGGATCCTTTTGCAGGCACGACGATAAGTACATATGGCAGTTGTCCTAAAATTTATGCTAAAGGCTTAGATCCTTGCAGAATTTCCACAGGAGTAAGTGATCTTGTGGAGGAAGTATTTGGCACAACATCTAAAATGATCCCAACGAGTACATCAAATGTTGGTATAGATCATACTAATACTATCAAAGTGAATGGTCGACATGACATATTGGCAACACAATTTAAACCGTACGGTGAAAAACTTGGCGAAATAGATGAAAATTTATTGCTGTCTATTATAAACCATCTTGACGATAGATATCGAGTTATATACAAGAAAAATCCAGGACTGGCAACTTTCGATCAAGCAGTTAATGGCTATCCAGAACATCATCCACTTTATGGGAAAATGAATAGATTGAATATGGATTCTTCTGCTGGTTATTACTTTAAGGAAAAGTATGGAATTATAAAGAAGAAGGAATTTTTTGAATTGAAAGGTGATCAGTGGGTGTTACGTGATACGAAAGCAGCTGTTGATTTTAAAGTCAGAGCTCTTAATATACTTGATTATTTATTGGCTGGAGTAGCGTATCAGACATTAACACAGGTACGTATGAAAGGAGAATTGCGACCAATAGAAAAGGTTAAGGAAGGCAAAATTAGAACCTTTGATAATACAGATGCTAGTGTGGTTATGGCTCACCGTATGTTGCTTGTGAATGCTATCATCTCATTTCAAGATACTGAATCAAGGAACCGGGGTGGTCCTCAGATAGGACAAAATGCACTCTTAGATTTTCCCGGATATGTTACTAGATTTGGAACGAAAAAACTAATCCAAGCAGATTTTAGTCAATATGATCGTAGACTACATCCCCAGGTTATAAAGGCAGCATACTATTTGTCACTAAGAGTTAATGGGCACAAGAAAACACAAGCATTGAAAATTGCTAATGCTCTCACAATCCAAACGTGTTATTCTTTTAAAATAGTTGGAAGCCTCATTTGCAAAACACACCAGGGTATAAGTTCTGGTATGTTCTTTACGAGCCTTGGTGATTCAATCTGCAACGAAATCATGATGTATTATACTGTTTCAAAGGCAACACCGTGTACATTGTCCTGGATATCAGCAAATTTTGACCCTATCATTTTAGGTGATGACATATCGATAGCCGTTACTAAAGAAGTAGAATCGATTCCCAATATTCTCAGTGACATAACAACTGCGTATACTGCGATGGGAATGAAAGTTACCTCCGCCGATAAAAAAGGTGAGATTTCCTTTGATGAACCCACAGAATTAGCTTTCTGCAGTCGTACAATTCGGACGACCCGTAGTGGAAAGATAGTCTGCCCTCTCAAGAAGACCACAATCTTAGCTCTCTTCGAATGGGTTACCCCTATCGATAAACCTACATGTAGCGAAGATTCTCAACCTATGACGACACAACATCAAATTGTAGTGCAAATTAATGAAGCGTTAGGTGAAGCAGCACTACATTCACCTACAACTTTTAAGTTGTTTCACACTCTCACAAAGAAAATATTGACGCGAATGAGAGAAAAGAAAATTCCCCAATCTATTCTGAATTCTGTTGATCTTCGATATCACCTGGAACGCGAAATCGAAATAGAAAACAAAATCATGGGGAGAAGAGTTTTAAATAATTCTTTACAAATAATCACTAATAGTGACTACTCGCAAATAAATATGGAAGCACATGCTATTGTACTAGTTGAGGAATGGTGTAACCATTTCAAGCTGGATAAACCTATTTTAC